AGAATCAGCAAAATAAATAAAATTGCCGCCACAATTACAAGCCACCAAGGATAATCTTGCTCTTTGTATATCAATCTTGGCTTGGTTGTGATGGTCTTGGTCCTGATGATTGTCTTTGGTTTTTGAGTGACGATGGTCTTGATGGTGTCCTTGTAGCGGATCACCTTGACTTGAATGCCACCGGTATCAATGGTAATGGTGTCAATCTCCTTGGTGACTACGATCTTCTCGAAGTACAAAGAGTCATTCACCTTGATTGTGTCGACGAAGGTAAGCGTATCCGGGGCGCAGATAGCAGGATCCTTCTTGCACGCCTGCTTGATATGCCACTGGGCAGAACAGGACGAGAGAAGAAGTATGATGATCAGGTATCTCATTCCTCGGTTTTCTTCCCGCTGAACTTGTCAATGGATGTGAAGCCCAACGACAGAATGGTTACCCACTCTACGGCAGCCACCAGTTCAGCGCTTGGGGCTATCTCTTGTGGAGACATTGAGTTGTGCGCCATGGTACCAAATAAAACGAAGGCACCGATGATTCCGACAAAGCGCTTGCTCGAGAATTCGCCTTTGTCTCCCTTAAAAATTTCCAATATCTTTTTCATTTGCCTTGGCCTTTATATTTTTTGACATAATTTTTGGATGTCTTCAAGGAAGAGTTCTTCTTCTTGGAAACAACGCCGGGTCTAGAGACCTTTGGCTTTGGCTTCCATGAGGATGCCGTGTTGCTTTTTACTTTTGTTGCCGCCATAAGTACATTCTAAAATATTCAAAGTCATCTTTGCCGCCCTCTTCAACATAGTTCAAGTAAGCATCGTATGCGGGACCGGTCATCTTAATCTCCTCAATGGTGGTGTCAATGCCGTTGGCAATCATCTTGGCAGCGTACATCTCTTGCACCTTCTCCATCTTTTCAACCTTGGCGACAGCGTCAATTACTGATTGCTTTAGTTGCTCTTTCTCCTTGGCCTTTTCTTCTGCCATCTTCTGCGATACCTCCTTGGCCATTGCGGTGGCCTGTGAGGCATTGTTTATGTTCTTTGATACCTTGGCTAGCAACGCATCGATTTCGTTTGTCTTAGGGGATTCTACAGCCCAAGACTCGGTAAACAGATAGCCGGTTATAAATAGACCGGTGAAGATCAGGAGTAAATGTTTCATAACTTCTTCATTGAATTGATTATACGGAGTTCAGTAATTGCTGCTGACAGGGCGGAGTCGGCTGTCTTCAGTGCGCGGTAGGCTTCCTTCTGCTCTGAACGAAGTACCGCCATCTCTTTGCGGCACTCGTCAATCTGCGTTTGATTGGACGAACGAAGGTCCATATACAAATAACTAACAGCCACAAGCATGCAAAAAGCCACGGCCGCAACTGGGTTCTTACGAAATTGTTCAAAGTTTACCGGGATTGGGGAGGGAGTTTTCTTAGGAGCAGTCATTTCCTACAAATATAATAATTATCCTACAGGCGGGAATGGGGGTGGAGGGGGTGGTGTGTATTCGCCTTGTGGTAGGTCAAAGAGCCACATATATGGTGTGCCTTCAAACTCTGCTTTGTCTTGCTCGGATGCAAAAAAGAACCAAACACCATTGATATCGGCAACGCAGTTGATAAATTGATAAGGGTTGATGTATTGTCCTTGTACCTCTTGGTATTGTTCTGGGGTAAGTGTGTATCCTATCATTATACTTCTCTGTTTAAATTTTCTTGGAATGAATTTACGGCGGTGTAGAAATCAGATGCTTGAGTATCGGTTAAGCCATCACCGATGGAAGCAAATGCATATTCACGAGAAGAGTTATATTGTGGTGATGGGCTATTATTCATTGCTGCTATAGTTATTGACCTATCCGATAATGAGCCGCTTGTTGTTGTATGTGTTCCAAAACTTGTGCCATTTCTATACCCTTCAATAGCATTTGACGCAGTTCTTGAACCCACAAAATGACCCAGGGTTGTGGTCATAGAATTATTTGAACCCGTTGTATTTTGGTTAATCAAATTATAAAAATTATTAGCATAAATCTCTATTAAAGTCCAGTTTGAATTGCTACCCAAAGAACCAATATCAGCCATTCCGTTATTGGGTGAATCAGTACGAGAGTAAAAACTTAAATGTGTACTATTTAAAGATAATTCAACACTTGGTATTAATGTTGTATCCATATACGCACTCGTACCGTTACCCGTTACCCCCGTACTCGCAAAAGTCCAACCACTCGTAAATGTACCCGTAAAACTTGACGATTTTAAGTTCTGAGCACATGCTGCCGCACTTGCCCCCACCATTGGATAAATGGCTTTCATAGGTGTCCAAAGTGAATTGGCTTTTAAGTCCAATACAAGTTGCAAGGTTGCCGATTGTTCAGTTGTAGTAAGTGAACCACCCGCAGCAATTACACGATTGTAATACGCTAACCAATCAGGGTCAACGCTTACAATTTGTGATGCTATTATTCCGCTTGTTGCCAGTATCATTATGCTATATCTCCAAATAAATATGCTTCTGTTCCCGAAATAAATACCAAAGTTGCACCGCTATATTGGGCGTTCAATTTCAACTTTGCGCCATTACTTCGGATTGTCATACCACTACCCGCAACAACCGTTGTTTGACCCGCACCATATTGAGCCAACAAGATTTGTGTACCCGCTGAAAAGGTTGATGCGGGAACGGTCAAGTTGTTTGCACTTGCAACATTCATTTCAACCAATTTATCGGCATCAGATGCAACCAATGTATAGGATGCCGCTTGTCTGTTTGCCGTTACAAGTTTATTGGTTTTAGAATCAATCTGTGTTTGTGCATTGCTTGTAAGTGAATTTATGTATTGGAATTCGGTGCTTGTAACCGATCCATCAGCAATGGCAGTTGCATCAATTGCCGTTGCGGGTGCAACACTAATATTACCACTACCCAACAAAGAAGTTGAATTGATGGTTTTGATATTTGTGCCACTCACCAATGTTGCTTGTACCGCTACATCCCCAGAACCCAAAAGTGAATTTGAATTTACTGTTTTGATGTTTGTACCTGAAACAAGTGTTTGTTGTTTGCCCGTGAATTGAGTTTGGATATTGTCGGTCAACCCGTTCAAATAATCAAATTCCGCATTACTGATTACTCCCGTGCTAATTTTGGAAGCATCAATCCCACTTGGAATATCACTTGCCGATAAGTCCGCACCCGCAGTTACTAAACCTTTGGAATCGTATGTGATTTTGGTTTTTGTAGATGCCGTAATCGCGGCGTTTTCATCAACCTTGCCATCCAACGCGGTTTGCAAATCGGTTTGGTTTGACAAAGTACCCGTGATGGATCCCCATGTGGTACTTCCACCACCACCACTATATTGTGGGATGTTCAAAGTTGACCCAATCAAAGTCGCCGCACCACTTGTTCCCGTTGTGGTTAATGACAAAGTGGATTGCTTTGTGTTAAGTTGTGTTTGGATAGCACTTGTAACACCATTCAAATACCCATATTCAGTATCATCCACAGTACCCGAACCAATATCGGATGCAGACAAAACAACTGTGCCAGTTTTACCCGCCACGCTTTGTACTGGGGATTGTGCTTTGATTTGGGCGATGTTGATTTTCTTCGTGATGTCATCGCTAATGTCTACAATTGGTAAAACATCATCATTTGCGATGTTTACGATTGCGGAAAGGTCGGTTATTTTTTTATCAGCCATTATTGTGTAATTACGATTTTACCCAAATCTTGTTGCAAGATAAATGAATCATCTTGTTGTTGCAAATATCCTTGATTTGGTATTATTTGTGTTGTTATTATTATTTTGCCTAAATCTTGTTGTAGTATATATGACCCGTCTTGTTGTAACAAGAAACCAGTATCAGTTGGAATCGGTGGTTCGGGTGTTCTTGTGATATTCCCAATGCCTTGCGCCCACAAAGTGCCATCACAACACTTTTTGGAATATGTGTTTTTGTCCTTGCACAAACACGCCCGTGTTCCACCACCTTGCGGGGATGACCTTGATGGGGTTTTCCACCCATTTTGTGTGTTGTTCGGATTATTTGGGTTGTTCCAATTGCTCATTTTCGTATCAATGCAAAAAGTAAAAGTAAAAATAACACCGATCCAATCGCCACACCAATTTTTTGGGGTACGCTGATGCGTTCCTTATACTGAATCTGTGGTGGTAACTGAATTGTTTTGGTGTAACGGATGGTGTCTGCCTTCACAATTGTTTGAACTCTTATCACATCGTGATTTCGATATACAATCGTTTTAACGCCATCCTTTTCAATTGTGAGGGTATCAATCGTTTTTGTTGTAAAAGTGTCTGTAATGGTCACAGAATCACGCACAAACACGGTATCAATGCCATACACGCTTATTTGTGCCATGGCGGGATTCTTTTTGATGGCTTGTTCTAAATGCCACTGCGCCGAACACCCCGTCAACAAGATGATAAGTGTTAATAATTTACCACCTTTGACAAACAAATCACACTTCACCTTATTGATGGTTTTCAACTGTGTCATGTAATTGGTCAATTTCTTGACCTTTTCATCTTTTGGCTTGTATGTTTTTTTTACAGATTCCATGAAACATAGTTTGACGGATTTGTATTTGGGTATTCACCCGCTTGTTGGTCCTCGGTGTACTGCGAAAATAATTGTGGGTAATAACTCAAATAATCCACAACCCTACGGCGATAAGTTTCCGCGATGTTTCTTTGGCGTTGAACTAATGTATCAATTTCACTTTTATCTGGCAATGTGGTGTTTTCGGGCGAGTTCCTCAAAATACCCGCGTTGCTTACCTCATAACCATGAAACAACAACAAATCGGCCATGGCGTAATGAATCAACATCGGTTGAACATAGTGCGAAACCAAAGTTTGGTAGTTACCCGTCAATGTTCCGTTTTCAACCTGGGTTAAAATGTACCGATACAACTTCGTTCCCAAAAGTTCTTGAACTTGTATGTCTTGACTGATTTTAACAAAGGGATAGATTTTGTCCACATCCACATTACCACCCAATTGGGTGTATTTGAAGATTAGTTCTTTGTCAACCAGTAATATGTCATCGTTTGCGTACATCTTATTTGTTTTTTAATGATCCTTTGTTTGGCATATCAATGGGGCGTGTCTTGGCAGTATTCCACCCACTTGGTGAGAATGGCACACCCGCATTGTCTGCGCTTTTGTTTGATACTTCGTTGTAATTATCTAAATCCCTATTTTCGCCCGTTTCGTTGGGTTGTTTTGGCAAAAACTTTCCTTTGACTTGTTTGCGCCTGAATGTCAATCGTTCCCATCTGTGGTGGCAATTTACACCGCCTTTGTACTTCCAAATTGAATAGGAACTTTGACCGCTTGGGGCGAATTGCCCGTTCACACCCGCATCACCCATTTGGATAATATCTTCCCTACGGAATATCACTCCGCTTTTGGCTTCTTGAACCATTGTAGAGCAAAACTCCCTTGATTTGTTGGATACGAAATCAGGACCATAACGGTATCGGATTTTGTACACCCCTTTATCGTCATCACTTTTTTTATTGGGGTTATCATACGCCAAGTTAAATCTTAATTCTTCGTCCGCGTCTGTAACCTCTTGAACATCAATAAGTTCCCATTCATCGGTGTTAATTATTTCCCCCTTGTCTTTCAAATGTTCTATCCAAGATTTTTCGTCTTGGATGGTCATGTCCGCTAAATCAATCTTTTTTTTTTGACTTGCCAATGATACGCCCGTTTCTTCTTCACGGGTTTCATCATCAATGACATTGCCACTTAAATCGGTAAATTCCAAAGGTTGTAAGGTCTTGAAATAAAGATTCAAACTAAACCCGTTAAAATTCAATACCTTGGTGACTGCATCAATAATCAATCGTTGGAAAGGTCGTACCACAACATTATCAAACAAGATTGACGCTGATTTTAATTCGTCTGCGTTGCTACCAAATCCAGTGTTGTCCTTAATACCCAAAAGTAATGGCGAAACGATACGATGCGCCACCATGATTTTCTGCATGGATTCTTGGGAAAGGAACTGATATTGGTTGTGGGCATCACTCAATTGAACGGGTGTAATATCCGCACTTGAATCCTTGCCATCATTCCACGAGATAATAAACCTCCCCGCGTTTGATGATCCGCCAAACTTTTGTTTGATTTGGGCTTCCACAGTGTCTTTAACCTCTGCGGGTGGTTGCCCGTTATTGAAGTTTATCAACATTGATGGGGCTAACCCATTCATGATGTTGTTAATATGGAAATTGGAAATCTCCGCTTCCAAGTTGGCATATTGCGTACCGCCTTGGTAATCCACGGGTGCGAAGTAAAACGAACCCGTTGAATATGGTTTGATGGTTAAAATACATTCGTTTGCACTTTGGTCATAACCGAACGCCCTAAATTCAATTGGCGTGTGGTTACGCTTCATGTTAGCCCAATCGGGGCAATAATAGTACTTTTCAATTTCACCCTTTTCGTTGCATTTAGCGGGGCGAAGGGTTTGTTGTGGAAAGTGCTTGGCTTGGACATACTTTTTGCGGTCCTTTGACTTCACCAATTGGAATGATGCTTGCCCCAACATCTTCAAATCCATTGCAACGGCACGAAGGTCATCCGCACTGAACAACTTTTTGAATTCAATGTAACCTGGCAAATCCCTTGATGCCCTTGTAACCTCCAACCCTTTACCAAAGATTTGGTCAACTGTGCCTTTGATGCACGCATTGTTGGTGGGGCTTGAATGGTATAGGTCAATCAGATATTGGTAGTAATTATTATCATCACCATATTGCACCCAATCTTTGTTTTTTTGCTCAATGATGGATGGTGCGGTGTATGATTGTAATTGTATAAATTCTAAACTCATAGTGTTTTCCAATTAGGTGTACCAGGTGCAGTTGTTGTGAACTGCTTCCAAGTGTTGTAAATGTTTGTTGTTCCCGTAATCCAATATCCCAAAACCTCCCAAATCAACACATTCCCATTGTACACACGAAACAATAATTCATCCGTGTTCTTTGCCACTGCGTTAATTGGCG